CGTAGAAATCTCTACCCATAATCTTCCTTATTTGAATGTTAAAGAACTAAAAAATGGTACTCTGCAAGGGTATCGATCCCTTTTTGCCACCTTGAAAAGGTGGAGTCCTAGCCACTAGACGAGCAGAGCACAAATGGAGGAGGACATAGGATTCGAACCTACGGACCCAGTTAAGGATCGGAGGTTTTCAAAACCTCTGCAATCGACCACTCTGCCAATCCTCCGTATAAAAACAAAAAAGCCCCAAGGGTTTTAATCTTGAGGCTTCGTTTATTATTTTAATTTTTTTCTTTATACTTTAATTAAAACAACCCAGCCCCAACACTCCAAGTGCCTGTATGCGATTCTGAATACTGCGGTTGTAAATTTGTTTTAATCATATTTGTTTATATTAACGTAATTTATTTTATTATGCAAATAATATTTTAATTATATTTAGAATATTCTTCTGCAAGTTTAATATACAGATCATCAGCAAATGAAACTAATGAGTGATTTAATGTATGCGATACATCCATTAATACTTCATTGTCTTCTCTGCCGCCCCAAGTTTTTACATAAGTTCCTTGCTTGTATCCATTACGAGCACGAAAAATATTTAACGTATTCTTAATAATATAAGTGTCACATAACTCATCAGGAGTGATTTGAAATAAATTTAATAAAATATTTAGATCTTCAATATCAAAAGCTTTTTGCGCTGATGCTTCAATTAAGTAATCAATAAATGCTCTAACTTCTAAAGCCGAGTCATCAAGATCTTCTAATACTTTTAATTCATCTGCAAAACCCTGTACATAGTAATAAGGATCTTGAGATTCAATCATTGATTTCTGAATTAGATATGAAATATAAAAATGGGTAATATCAATTACCTCAAGTTTACATTGTTCAATATCTGGTGTCTGGTGTTTCCACCATTTATACCCATAATGATCCATAAGCTCGGCGGCCTCTATCATTACAGCTCTTTGAAAATCCCATCCTGATTCTTTCTTTTCTGGCGTATACCAGTCAGGTGCAATGAGTAAGTTTAACTCATGTTGCATCTCAAACATTTTTTGTACTTTATTTTTTAAAACTAAGCTAGTCATTAGTGATTCTTCTAATTCTTTTTCTGTTAGCATTATTTATTCTCGCCTTTCATAAAATTTTTCCCAAACCAAATGATCTGGAACATCGTTAAGACTATCGTAGTCGTATTTTTCTTTTAATTGTTTTCTTATTTCTTTTCTTTCGTTGTGATCTTCTCTGCCTGGTCCAAACATTGGACCATCATAATCATCAACATCTTCATTCCAACTAGAACCGAATATGCCCATAAAATTTCCTAAATGTAATTGTGAATAAAAAATGGCGGGACCACCCGGAATTGAACCGGGGACTACGCCGTGACAGGGCGCCGTTATAACCACTTAACTATGATCCCAAATAAAAATGCTCTATTACAGACCTCGCGTGGGTATCTAACATCTGCTATCGAGCCAAAGCACTAGTCTTGTGCTAAGAGTAACTGACACCTAATCTAGCATCTATGAAGTATTACACAGTGACTAATCTGTGATTAAATCAAGAAGACCCGCTAAACCCTACTTTTGTAATATATTGAATTTAGTTTATTTCGTCAACAACATTTTGCATCTCAGTGATCTTCTTCTTTAGATCTAAAATAATTTGCATAAAATGTTTACATTGCATTTCTAAACCCGAAAGCTCACTAGCTGGGTTAAATTGAGGACACTCAGGATGATGATTCGTTAATAAGAAATGACGCTCCTCATCTCTTACATACTCATTACATCTGCACTTTTTGAACTTCGCCATAAGAAAGCCTCCTCAAATAGATGTCTATCTTTAAATAGTTACATATATGAGAGAAGGCGTAAAAGATTATAGGTCTAACTTTGTCTTACACAGCAACAGGTGCTTTTATAAATGGATGAGATGAATAATTCTCAACACTTATAAGAGACTTAATCGTGTCTAATTCGACTTCTGGCGCAATATTATTTAGCCAGTGGAGTAATCCTCTTTCTTTATTTGTCCAAGGTTCAGGAAATAAATCCTGAGAGATTGTCAGATCGCAAGGCATCATAGGTTCTCTTGAAAGTTGAAGTTCAACTTGTTCGAGATGGTTCGCATAAATATGCGCATCACCAATAGTGTGAGTCAAAGTGCCTGGCTTCATTCCAACTTCTTTTGCAACAAGGCTTAGTAATAAAGCGTATGAGGCAATGTTGAAAGGAACACCAAGAAAAAAGTCTCCACTTCGTTGAGACATTACTAAATGTAATGTTCCATTAATTGCAATATACTGATGAGCAAAGTGACAAGGCGGTAAAGCCATATCATCTATTTGTCCAACATTCCATGCAGATACAATCATTCTTCGTGACTGTGGATTGCTTTTCAATGTATTGATCACCTCTTTTAATTGATCAACTTTGTGAATAGAACCTCGCGGCCATGAACGCCATTGTACTCCATATCCTGGTCCTATAGTTCCATCTTCATGGTGCCATTGGTTCCAAATATTGCAGTTACGATCTTGTAACCATTTGAGGTCATTACGCCCTTGAAGAAACCATAGTAGTTCGACTGTCATCGGATAGAATAGTATCTTCTTAGTAGTAAGGAGAGGAAAACCTTTTGCAAGGTCGAATTTCATTGTGATACCTGGATACCTATAAGTACCAGTACCTGTTCTGTCAGGCTCAAACGAGCCTTCTTCTTTGATAAGTTTTAATGCATTTAAATACTGTAGTTCATTACTTGTATCTTTCATGCATTAGCACTTTTTTTCGCCCTTTTTAGTTGGCATAGGTTTTGCTGCTGGTTTTTTTGTTGTTTTAGCCATGAGATTCTCCTAGATTTTAGAATACGGGTTAAAGTTATTTATTAGAAAAAAATGATCTAATAATTTCATTAGTTTTTGTTCTGACTCTGTGACTTCATGAGCTTCTAATTCTTGATGTAATTTTGTAATTAAATCATGTAGTTGGTCACTAGTAAGTTTAAAACTTAAAAAACCAATTTCATCATTTGTGTGATGTTCTGCTGGTTCAATAAAAGTTAAATAATAATTAGAATCTTGATATTTAATTTCAGCCTTACTTACAGGCAAGGAATGATTCATTAAAAGATCTGTTCTTGATTTTTCTTCTTTGATTTGGCTTAATTCTGCATTAAGGTTCGCAACTTGTTCTTGAATCTCTTTGATTCTGTCTTCGTGTTTGTTTGCCATTTGAATTTCCTTAGATAAAAAAACCTCTGATGAAAAGGAGGTAAACATCAGAGGCGTGAGGTTTTGAAAAAGTTTCACTAAAATTACGGGAAGAAGTGAATCTTGGTATTAGTTTATACTATATTAATATCTGAAGTCAATATCGTCGTTTCTCGTATCTACTTGATTTTATTTAAAATCAATAGGACAAGCACCACTTCCACAATCAATATGTTCAAATGCAACATCTTCTTTTGCGTCAGTTTCACGATTTGATTCTTCAATCTCTCTTACTATTTGTTGATAGCGAGAAGTTGTTACCATTTCTTCTGGTTGATACTCATAAGCTGATGTATCACTTTGAGGCATAACAGAACAACAACGAATAGAAGATTGACCATCTAATAGTGTATTCTTAAATTCTTCAAACGAAACAACAGAAGGATTATATTTCAAAGTATAACTAACTTGATTTCCACTTTCTGGTAATGGAGTAACTCCATCTTCTGCTACTCCATGGATCCAATATTTTTCTAACAAACGTAGATATTCATATTGTTCTTCAGGAGTTGCTTCTGCAGCAGTTACAAGCTTATCGCCCATTCCTAATTTGCAGATCTCAGGTTGTGTTGGAAATCCAACAATAGTTGTTCCAGAATAAGATTTAAGAATCTTAGTCGGATAACCTTTTAATTTATATTCTTCGATAATTGGATCATCATTTCTAAATTGAACCCATCTTAAGAATTCTCTCATGGATGGTAAATGTGCACCTTCAGTAAGACCAAAAAGTTTTGATGTTGTTCCTGCTGGTTTAATAGTCGTATCTGTATGTGGAACTACCGTTCCAAGTACTTTAGAATATTCACGAGCAGTATCTGCCACTACTCTTTTAAAGCGTGATAGAGTTAACCACATTGCTAAAGATTTTTCTTCATTAACAATATCTTTCCATCCAAGTCCAAAGCGTTTCCAAGCCCATTCATGGAAGCCGGTAATACCAACTCCAATACGATTAGTACGAAGAACTTCTTTGTTATACATGCTATCCATTAGGTTAACACGCATTAATGCTCTGGTCGCTGTAGCAAAAGCATCAGCTGCATCATCATCATTTTTAGCATGATAAGGAACTACATCGGCGATTACACAATAACCACCGAGAAGATTTAAAGTAATCTCTCCACATGGATTTGTTATTTGTTGATATTGCATATTCTTTGCAACATTCGCAAGAGCTTTTGTTAAAACTAAGGTTTCTGTATCTAGTTTGAATTTTTTACTTTCAGCAAATTCTCCATCTAGATATCCATCAAAACCAGATTTGTTTTGAGTTAATTTATCTTGATTGATGATTCCTGGTTCTCCAGTACCATCATGATAAGAAGCTTCTGCAATAGCATCGAATACATTACGAGCATGTACTGCAATATCTGTAGTTATACTTTTATTTTTAATGTAACTCCAGAATTCTGCATCAACTGTTACTGAGTTGTTTGAACTCCAAAGAAATCCACCACGTTTAAGATTAATAAAATCAAAGATAGTAGAATCTCTCCAGGTTTTAGTTACCATTCGAGCAGCTCTTCGAGCTCCACCAACGAGTACACATTCTGCTAGATAATGGTCAGCAAACATTGTTGCTCTCCAAGGATCCATTGCAGCTTCACGAAGTTTTGCAATTTTTTCAATTGCTAATATTAATGGTCCTGGACCTGATGCTGGACGGTTTTGCATTCCACCAATCGGAGCTCCTCTTGGACGTACTTTTGAAAAATCTAGAATAAGAACACAGTTCTTATGCACTTCTTCAAAAGCCATTACTTCCATTCTTTCAATTGCTTTCGCCCATCCTTCACGAGAATCGGGAACTTCAAAATGATGAATAGTTTTATTTCTATACATATGTTCTGCAGATCGTTTGTCTAATCTTTCTGCAATTTCTCCAGATAATACATCTGGATGCATCCCATCAATAATGGGAACTATGATTGGTAGATTTCTATAATCAACAACAATCAATTCATCGTCTACTGATCTTCCAACTCCACTACCATTAAGTAGTAAGTAGAATTCAAGGAAACTCATTGCGCTTGTTGCACAATTAGTAAAGACTTCCATGTTCCTTGATGCTTGAGTTTCATCTCCATGTTGAAGATGTCGTCCTGACATTAGCAGTGACGCTTGTCTTAAGTGATGATGCATCTTTAAAAATTCTGATTCTGAATCTTCTAAGTGTAATGATACGTTTCCTTTGGAAACTCTATATGCAACATCTTTCCAATGTTCCATTTCTTGTTTTGCAACAATATGTAAGGTTACAGTTGAATCTTCTTTTGAGGCTTCATAGTGAGAGATTACAAATCCTTTACTCTGACAGTAGTTTTCTACTTCTTCATTAAGTGACATGTTCTCATTATATTCCATTTTAACTTTTAAGACTTCAGGTTGTCTTAACCTATGGGTTGTTTTGCGATTAATTGTTCTATCCGCAACTGCTTGTCCCATTCCTTTCGTGTATCTTTTCGCTGGAGTTTTGGTTACTCCATTCTTTCTTTCCATCTTGATTCCTATATGTTATTTCGTATAAGCTTGCTTGCGCCGCTAATATTATTTAAGTATTTTTAAAACATTTCGTAGAGTCGAACAATAAAGTAGGACTGTATTATTATGTTGTATAGAAGTCGATTAGATTATTTGTATCTTTTCTTCTTCAATGGTTGTTTAAAATTATTTAGATGAGTAGTGACGAAGTTAGCCATGTCTTCATTTAAAGGAAATTTATTTTTTACTAGTATATCCATTTCGGGATATGCTGCTTCAATATTTATATAGTGATCTCCTGAAAAGGAAATCGTTAAACTATTAACATTGATATTTTCTATTTTTGACCAATCAAATATGATTGTATTATCTAATGTGTCTGCATGAATATTATCTGGTGTTGACATAGATTCGTATTCATCAAATGATTTGATTTTATGAAAGAAGTCTGCAACATCTAATACTATATTTGGAACATTATCTAGTTCGTTGAGATGAGTAAGTATTTTTACTCGTTCTAGTATTGTGTTGTGGTTTGATTGCGTAATCATTAGTTCTCTTTTTCAATTCATTGATTTTATTAGAAAATAAAATATTTATTTCATTCTGTAGGAAGTTGAGTGCTCTAATTCCTATTTCTTGTCCAATATGCTTTTTGAGACTACTTGCTAATTGTTTTTTAAAGAAGTTTATATTATCCATCTAGTATTCCTTTTTCAATAAAAAACTTATAAATCTTTGAGAATTCTTCTTCATTTGAAATGAAGGTTAGATCCTCTTGACACATAAATTTATTAGGGTTTAGTAACGTTGTCTTTTCAATATAGACCTTGTCTCTTGACATGTTGCAAAAGCAAACATATAGGTCGAGTCCAGATTTCGCTGTAGCTATTAATAGATAACCAGAACCTCCACCTTTAGCAGATGGAAGTTCTTTAAGATCTTTAAAGCTTTTAATGATTTTTTTTGGATAAATGAGTTCCATAAAGTTACTCTTTTATTGCTACACTAGAGTATTTCTGTCTTAGAATGCCATCAATTTCTGTTGCAATTTCTAATTCAGCACCATTAGCATAACTGTAGCTTATTGACGGAACGCTGATTTTATCGCAGCTAAGGCATTGCAATAATACCGCGCGATAGTTTGAGTCAACTTCTCTTTGTCCGTTAAGCAAGTCTGTTTGTTCATCTCTGTATTGGTTATAGGTAACTTTGGTGAAGTAGGTGCACTGGCATTTAGAACATCTAAGTAGTTTTGCGTTTCGATAGTCGCGGTATCTTTTTCCGTTGGTGTTTTCCATTCTTCCTCTGTGATTATAACCTCTAATGGTTCTCTTGTGTTTTGTTTAGTGACATCATATTCAAAGTAAGTGCTTTCTTCACTTATAAAATCTATTACAACGAACTCACCCTTTTCATCCGTTCCAGCTCTTTGATAATCATATACGCCTTTAACGCGCACTGGCTGGGGATCTAATGGAATGATTTCTTGAGTTTCCTCATAGTTACGACTTTTCCTTTTGTATCTTTAAAAATAATTTCATCCATTACTTTTTCCCTTGATTCATTAAGTCGTTTTCAATGCGTACAATTTTTGCTTCATCTTCAATACCAGTAACGCATTCAATTCCACTAATCTCTCCAGCATCCCATGCTTTAAGAAACTTGTATTGATTAATAATCTTTCGACTATAAGCATTTTCTGCAATGGTTTTTTTTAACAATTCCTTTGCTAAGTCTTTTTTTTTATCCATTTTATTTCCTTTTTTTAAATTTCTTATCAGAGAATCTTTCACAATTTTTTAAATTAACACATGGCTTACAAGTATTAATTGTGGGAATTATAAAATGTTTTAAATTTTTTCCAATCGTAATTAAATTTTTCTTAGCTTTTAAAATATAATCTTCATTTACTTTATAAAACTCATGATGAATTTTATGGTTTTCATACCAAATATTAACAAATGTCGGCAATTTATTTAAATGATAAAATGACCAAACAGCATTGTGCATGATTTCATTCTTTTGTAAAAAGAAGCTTTTATCTTCCTTTCCTATATCATAATAGATAAACATCGGTTTGTTAACATCATTAATGAAAACAGGAATAATATATTCTAAATAATCATCTTTAGATACTTTCAGATCACTTCGATAATTTAAACATACATCATGTAGGTTTTGATAGAAGTGTCCTGAAATATAATCTCTAAATGCTTTTTGATAAGCAATTTTTTGATCTTCTTCAGTATTGTTTTTACGATGATAATTAGCTAACGAAACTATAAAGCTTTCATTCTCAACAGGATTGCTTCGTTTATAATACCATTTTAATAACTCTTTAATTCCAAACAAATAACAAGGATCACTTGAAGATAATTCGTTATGATCCCATTTGTTTTTGTATAAAATACCACAGGTATTAATTCTATTAATGTCTGCAATATTAAATCTCATATTAGTTATTTCCTCGATAAGGAGCTTTTGGTGGTCGTATAGCTTCAAGATCTTGTTGAACTTGGAACGCACTAACTGGAGCCATTCTTGACTGATCTGCATAGAAGTCAAAATATAATGAACCTTTAAATGAATTCAATTTATTCTTACCAATAATAGCTTCAATTCTTGGTTGCTTCATTGTTCTGCCTTCTGCATCAGTTCTTAAAAAGTAAACATCAGGTTCTTCACCTAATTGATTCTTAATGTGAACGTCATTATATAAGTGCATAATTAAGTTAGCATCATATTCCATTGCAATAGATTCAGAGATACTATTGTTTGTTGGTCTACCTGTTCCTACAGTTTTGTTATATTCCATAGTTACAAATACAGGAATATCATATCTTTTAGCCATGTCTTTACAAGCATTTGAAAGCTTTTTAAATCTGTTACGCTCATCTTTTTCGCCAGAGAAATCTCTATATCTATGAAAGTTATCACCAAAGTAAACGATCTTAGCATTTGGTCTTACTTTCTTAGCATAGCGAATCATCTCTTCAGCATAAGTTAATGTAGCTGCAGATTTAGAACTTTCACCACCTCTAATTAAGATTTTTTGTTCACGAATTAATCGCTCAAATTTAGCATAAGCATATTCTCTAGCATCATTAATTCTTTTAGCATCTTGAAATTTAGAAGGTCGTTTAATTTTATTTAAAGTAACTGCTTGATATTTTTCATATGCAAAGTTTGTTAC